TGGGTTTCATTGTTTTATTTATGTTTGTTTGTTTTATATAATTAGACTAATCGGTCTGCCCCTCACAGACCCCGGATAAACGTAACCGGGACTAACACGCATGGGGATTGAGCAAGCGGGAACTTGTTAAGGGTTACTTGCCAACCCATTCAGTCCTCAGCCGTGTTGGTGAAAAAGGTGAGCGCCGTCTGCATAGGCTCTTAAATGAATTGCAGCACATCAACAACTTACAGGAGTCATCATGCTGAAAGTTAAAGTCCCGGCAATTCGTGAAAAGTCAGGCAAGATCATAAAAGCACCTAGCAAGGCGTACAGTCATGACGAGCTGATTGAAAGGGAAGGCAAGAAGGCTAAAGGCTCTAAGCATATGTTTGAGTTGACCGATGGTGAAATAGTCAACCGTAAAAAAGCAGCCAAGGTAGCTGAGAAAGCAGGTGAAGTTCCCAAATCCGTGGGTAAAAAACTTCACTCGCATGACCTGCGTAAAGCAGAGCGCATCAAAAAGATTAAACAAAAAAACTACTAATTTAGGTTTATTAGGGTTTGTCCTAATAAATAATTTGCACATAAATATAATTTCATGTTACATTACACCTACTGACAATGAAGTCAGGTCGAGAAATGACAGAGGATAATATGAAAAAGACCATCGAAATTGCTCCAAACGAATTGAGCTTGGTACAGACCAAAATTGCCAAGGCTAACAAGAAAGCCGTGGCTTTAGGCGTTTCGCCTGTAGTGATTGAATCCACTACCCCTTTCGTTAAGACCATCAAACAAGATGGCAAAACCACGCATGAAAAATTTTTGCGCCTAGATTTGAGTTATGAGCCACTCAAGTTTGGCGAGTACACTTTCGTTGCTACGCTTGATCACATGGTAGGTACTAGCCCAATCGTTCGTGGCGTACCCGGTCAGGTTGTTCCAGAGCAATACTTCCACGTTGCCTCACGTTGCGACCATTGCGGTACAGATCGTTTTCGCAAACAAACATTTTTGTTCCAAGACGCTAATGGCTATAAACTTGTTGGTCGTTCATGCCTTAAAGATTTTTTTGGCATTGACCCTACAAAAAATATTGATTGGGTTTACAACTCAGTTGGCAATATCGAAGGCGATTTTGGTGTCCGTGGTGAGAATGTAGAGTCAATCCAAGAAATTATTGAGGTCGCATTAGTATTCGTTAACCGATTCGGTTATGTAAGCAAATCCAAAGCGTCAGAGGTTTATTTAAAGACCAATAAATCTATCTCCACAACCGCAGGCGATGTTTTTGAAATTATTTTTGGCAGCTTGATTGGTTTGAGAATTGAAGAGATTAACTTTCGCAAAGAAATTATCAATGAATCTAAGTCAAACACGGAACAGGCTCAGGAATTGATTAAATGGGGCTTAGAGCACTTTTCTGACAAGAGTGGTGATTATGCTCACAATATGCGTAATCTGCTCTCTCAGGAGTATATAAGCCCACGCTACATTGGTTATGTTGTTTCGGTGATTGGTGCTTACAACCGTGAGATGGAGCAAAATGTTGCAAAGAAAGCAACGGCTTATTCAAACGAATACTTGGGTTCAGTAGGTCAGAAACTGGAAGTGGGCGTGACTGTAGTTAAGCATAGTAGTTTTGAGACTGCATATGGTGTTACCCACCTGTTTGTAATGGCTGATGCCGCAGGTAATTCGCTTGTATGGTTTGCATCAAACAACTCACTTACCGTCGGTGATTCAATCATCATCAAGGGTACGGTAAAAGCCCACAACGACAGAGAGGGACGTAAACAAACAGTATTAACCAGATGTAAGCAGGTATAAATACAACAGGGGGGTGAATACCCCCTTGACATTGGAAATAAGTCCGAACTAAAATTACATCATGTAGTCGGACTGGATACCCGATGAATAAGACCGCTTTAGAATGCGTCCCGCCCCGTAAAGGGGGTCAGTCCCAAAAAGACTGGTGTCCAACGGGGTGCAGCCTAAAGCGGTTTTTTTATTTCCCGTACCCCATACGATAAGAGAGCATTTACATGGATGGCTTGGGAGAAAACATAGCCCCTACTACACCCGTAGGCGAGGTTCTAAGCGTTAAATGGCGACTTAGGTAGATTATGCGGCAAGTGGTGAGACAAACGCATAGTTGACTGAACATTAACTCAGTGTAGGATTGGTAGCTTTATTATTTCTAAAAGCTATGGATCAGGAAGATAGACTACCTGTAGGAAACTACAGGCTATCACCCTTGGGAGACTTTACCCAAAAACCGNTAAATGTAAGTTAAAATGCCAGTATCAAATAGCTTTGAGAGAAAGCAATGGCAAAGATAGGTAGACCTACACTATACAGCGAAGACATCGCAGATGAAATCTGTGAACGTGTTGCATATGGTGAACCACTCACCAAGATATGCAAATCAGAGAACCTTCCTAAGTTAACCACAGTATATAGGTGGTTGCAGGAGAAGGCAGATTTTCGGGAGTTGTACACAAAAGCTCGTGAGGATCAAGCAGATACATTGGCTGATGAGCTATCAGAACTAGCTGATACAGAACCTGAGAGAATCCTTTCTGAGGGTGGTAATAAGATTGATGCCGCCTATGTGAACTGGATGCGTCTGCGGATTGATACAAGGAAATGGACAGCATCTAAGCTTAAACCCCGAAAGTATGGCGATAAGACTTTCATGGCGGGTGATGCTGAGAACCCAATTAAGCATGAGCATGATGCTAGTGTGTTCAATACCCTACTTGAATCTGTCTTACTGAAGCGTCAAGAAGAAATTGAGTGACCAATTAGTTGCGGCATTAAAAGACCCCAAAATCCATAAGCAATACAGTAAGCTTGACCCAGTCACTCGTGCTGTATTCGATTGGAGAGCTAAATGGTTGTCCACGGCACATATCCACCAGATAGAGCCACCGGGGGACTGGTGGGCTGTTTGGCTACTCTTGGCGGGTAGGGGCGCAGGCAAGACTAGAACGGCTGCTGAGACGATAGGATGGTGGGCATGGAGCGAACCTGACACTAGATGGTTAGTCTCTGCCCCAACCTCTGCTGATGTCCGTGCAACGTGTTTTGAGGGCGATAGTGGGCTGATTAAAATTCTGCCCAAGGAAATAGTTGCCGACTACAACAAGTCTTACCATGAGATCAGATTGACGAACGGTAGCTTGATCAAGGGTATACCTGCATCAGAAACCGAGCGATTTCGAGGTGGTCAGTACCACGGGGCTTGGCTTGATGAACTGGCGGCATGGGATTACTTACAAGACGCATGGGATCAAATCCAGTTTTGTGTGCGTCTGGGTAAAAGAACCCGGATCATAGCCACCACCACCCCACGACCAAAAGATTTAATTGTTGAATTGGTTCAGAAGGATGGGGATGATGTCCACCTGACAACCGCATCGACATACTCTAATCTGGCTAACCTATCCCCTACTTTCCAAAAGCAGATTCTGAGTTATGAGGGTACAAGACTAGGTCGGCAGGAGATTTATGCTGAGTTGCTCGACCCAGAGGAGTCAGGCATCATCAAACGCAATATGTTNANACTNTGGGAGCAGCATATGCCGCTACCTAAGTTCGAGTACATCTTACAGTCCTATGATGTGGCAACCAGTGAGAAAACCCACAACGACCCAACTGCCTGTACTGTCTGGGGGGTATTTAAGCCATTAGACCGCCCAATGTGCGTCATGTTGATTGATTGTTGGCAAGAGAGGCTGCAGTACCCTGATTTGCGCCCCAAAGTGCTTGAGGAGTACACACAGAGCTATGGTGAGGAGAAAGAGGGGAAAAGGGTTGATCTGGTATTAGTTGAGGACAAATCAGCGGGTATAAGCCTGATTCAGGACTTACAGCGGGCTAATGTGTTTGTTCGGGCATACAACCCCGGCAGAGCTGATAAACTTCAGCGGCTAAACATTGTGTCAAACGTCATTTCGGCAGGACGAGTTTATTTGCCTGAGTCCACACAAAGGAAGGGCTATGTGAGGGATTGGGTTGAACCGTTCGTCAGTCAAATCTGCTCATTCCCTGATACGACGCACGACGATTATGTGGATTCCTGTGTTGATTCATTAACTCAAATTACTATGATTGATGGATCAACGAAAGCCATCAAAGATGTAATCGTTGGCGATATGGTTATGACACCAAAAGGCGCAAGGCGAGTAACGGCTGTGCATGATAATGGGATGAAGGAAGTTTGGGATATTCATGCAAATGGACATTCATTATTGGCTACAGCCGAACACCGGATAATGACAGACCAAGGGTGGAAAAGAGTTGATACATTAACTCAGTCATGCGATACTGTGTACTTCTATCAAGAGGTGACATCATGGCATTTAAAAGCACTGGCGTTAAAGTTGAAACAATTGTTTT